ACAGGCTCTCGCCACTGGCGTAAGCGGTTTGTGTCCGGCGTGAACATCGGGATTTATCAGGGTCGCTGCATCATCAGTTTGCACTTGTGGTGGTGGTGCGTTCAAGTCGGTCGTCTTCGTGTGCCTTGCTACTGGCCGGACCGATTTATGAGTTGGCCGTACCACGCCGGCAACACCTGGCACACCGAACGGTGGACGGCATGACGAAGCTGCCGAAGCGTTGGAGGCGAGGTCTGATGCTCGTCCCTCCAAAACAGACGCTAGAAGAATCGCGGGCGATGATTGAGCAGTACGGGTTCGCTGAATCGCTGCGAATGACTTGCCAACGGCTTATCGATGACATGTGGCGCGCGAATTACCCAAACTCCGGGCCTCTACCGCCGCGTCTCGTAAGAACGGATGAATCCAAATGATGACTACGCACTGGCTCGACAAGGTGACCGCGCCGATTGCGCCGCGGTGGACATTGAAACGCCAACGCGCGCGCATCGCGCAGGACATCCTCCTGCGTCACTACGAGGGCGCTGCGAGCGGTCGACGGACCATGGGCTGGCGGAAAAGTTCTGGCGATGCCAACTCGGTCATCGGCCCGGCACTCAGTCGTCTCCGCGACGTGGCGCGCGACCTTGTTCGGAACAATCCGTTTGCGGAGCGAGCGGTGTCGTCGATCGCGGACGATACGGTTGGCTGGGGCATCGTCGGGAAACCGGTGAATGGGGACACGCGCGCCGCGGCGGCGTGGAAAGGCTGGGCGGAAACGACAGCCTGCGATGCCGACGGCCGTCACGACTTCTACGGCCTGCAAAAACTCGTGATGCGCAGCGTTGCCGAGGCGGGCGAGGTGCTCGTCCGGCGGCGGATTCGTCGGCCGGATGATGGCTTGCCGCTGCCAATGCAGTTGCAGGTGCTTGACGCCGACTTTCTCGACTCGACGAAGGACACGGCATCGTTCCCGGGCAGCACGGGCCGACGCATCGTGCAGGGTGTCGAGTTCGACGCGATCGGGCGACGGGTCGCGTACTGGCTGTTTCCGGAGCATCCCGGGTCCGCGATGGGCGGATCGATCGCGTCGGTGCCGGTACCGGCCGACAGCGTGCTGCACATCTTCCGCTCGACTCGAACCGGGCAGGTTCGCGGGCCGACGTGGCTAGCGACAGTGCTGCTCCTCCTGAAGGATCTCGACGAGTTCATGGACGCGACGCTGATGAAGCAGAAGATCGCGGCGTGTCTGGCCGTGATGACGACCGACGTCGATGGATCGGCGACACCGCTGGGCACGATCGAATCGACGGCGGCGAATCCGCAAGTCGACATGCTCGAACCGGGGGCCGTGTTGAACCTGACGCCGGGCCGGTCGGTTGAAATCGTGCGACCGCCGCAAGCCGGGGATTACGAACCATATGTCCGGAACCTGCTCCGGAGTGTGGCGACGGGGCTCGGCGTGCGCTATTCAGCCATGACGGGAGACTTCGCCGACATGCCCTTTTCCGCCTCGCGCGCGGAGCGCATCGACCACGAGCAGCGAGTCCACGATTGGCGCTGGCAGATGCTGATCCCGCAGTTCTGCGATCCGGTGTGGCGGTGGACGATGGAGACTGCAGCCGTGATGAATCAGATCCGTGAGATTCCTGCCGCGAAATGGACGCCGCCACCGTTCCCAATGGTCGACCCGGTCAACGAGGGACTCGCCGTGACGCGGAACGTCCGCACCGGGATCACCAGTCTGCCGGAAGAGATTCGCGCGCGCGGGTACGACCCGGACGAACTCTTCGCTGAGATCGCGGCCTCCAACAAAAAGCTCGATTCGCTCGGCATCATCCTCGACAGCGACGCGCGCAAGATGACGCAGGCGGGGCAGCTCCAGGGCGAGGCAGTGGCGCCGCTGGCACCGGCGACGAACGAGACAGAGCGAACCTTCCGAGAGTTTGCGACGCTTCTGCGCTCGCTGCCGGAAGATCGGGCTGCGCACGTCCTATCCGCCATGTTCGGTGGCAACGGGAACGGACATGCCTCGGCTTGAAGCCTGCTATTTCGTGAAGCCCGACCAGGCGTATTGGCGGCGCATGGCGCGCGTACTGGAACACACGGCCGCGGAGCACTGCGCGGGCTGGCAGGTCCGCGTGGAGGAACTCGCCGCGCCGGAGTTGGAGGGGTCGCGCTCGTTCGTCGCGAACACGCACAAGCTCGATCACTTCTGCGCGCTCGTGGAGGCCGCAGAGGATGGGACCGAACTGCTGTTGATCGACGCCGACACGATGATCCTGCAGCCGCTCGGCGACGTCTGGGCGCAGGACTTCGACCTCGCGTACACCGTGCGTAAGCACACCTTCCCCTTCAACCTCGGCGTCGTTTTTATGCGCGTGTCTGAACCGGTGCGCGTCTTCATGCGGGTGTGGCGCGACGAAAACCGCAGGTTCTTTTTCGACGACAAGGCGCATCGACCGGCACGTCAACGCTATGGCGGGATCAATCAGGCCAGCTTCGGGCACCTGCTCGAGACGGGCGCGCTCGCTGGGCTGCGCCTGCACACGTTGCCCTGTGAGGAATGGAACTGCGAAGACACGAGCTGGCCGAGATTCGACCCTCGGACGACGCGGATTCTCCATGCAAAGAGCGCGATGCGGCAGGCGCTATTCCGGGCCTATCCGGTGCGACCGGAATTCGCCAAGGCTATGCACTGGTATCGCGCGGCCGAGGCGTCGATCAACACGATGACGAGGACGGCATGATTAAACCGAGCGATTTGAACAACATGGCCGTGCAGCCTGGCGAACTGACCGATCGCGAAGAATCGGGCGACATCGAGATTGAGGCGCTGGAGCACGGCGAGCACAAGCGCCCTCGCTCGCCGGCTGACGGCGCGTTCGACATCGACGACGAGCGCGACGTGGCGAACGATGACGAGGAAGAGGCCACGTAAGGATGAGCAACCCTGACGCGCCCGATCCGCTGCACCGGCGGGTGCCGCTGGTGCAGCTCCCAGGGCGCCAGCGCATGGTCCTCGACGCGATCGTGCGGTATCACCGCGTGACCGGCGAACCCTGTCCGGCCAGCTACGTGGCCCGACGACTGTCCGTGCATCATTCGTCGATTCAGCGACATTTCGAAATCCTGCATCGCAAGGGCTGGCTCCGCGGACCCAACGCGCCGGCCGTTCCGACTCGCCGATAAACGCCCGCATCCTGCGCGGACTCGCAGGATCTGCGGACTCCATCACGCCGCCATCAGCCTCACGCTGGCATCTCATGCGGGGCCATCCCAGCGCGCCGAATCGGATCGAGATGCCGCCGCTTTGTGTGCGCGCAGCGGTGAGCAGCATCAACGATGAGGCGCGGACCGTGGAACTGGTGTTCAGTACCGGCGCGGCCGTCGATCGAATGGATTGGTGGACGGGGAAGCGCTACATCGAGAAGCTCTCGATGGATCCGGCCCATGTGCGCCTCGATCGATTGAACGCCGGCGGCCCGCTCCTCGATGCGCATTCTTCGTATTCGATCCAGGACCAGATCGGCGTCGTCGAGCAGGACAGCGCCAAGATCGTCAAGAAGGAAGCCCGGGCAACCGTGCGCTTCTCGCGCCGTGATTCCGTCGAAGAGATTTGGCAGGACGTCCGCGACGGCGTGATCAAGAGCGTCTCGGTCGGCTATCGCGTCTACAAGTTCGAAGAAACCCAAGGGAAAGACAACGCCATCCCGACGCGGCTCGCCACGGATTGGGAGCCGTTCGAAGTGTCCCTGGTTCCGATGCCCGCCGACTTCGGCGCCGGCGTCCGATCGGCGGACGTCGTCGTCAATCCATGCGAACTCATCATCCGCGGCGATGATCAACTCGACGCGGATCGAATGCGCCGATTCCGTCTGGCGCTGGCGCGCGCCTCATAGGAGACCGCAATGACTCTGAAGCAACTGCGTGAGAAACGCGCAACCATCCTGCGTGAGGCCGAAGCCCAGAAGGGCACAGATGGCAAGTTTGCGACCGACGCGGCGCGCGCGACATTCGATACCAAGATGACGGAGGTCGACGCCTGCGACGTGCTGATTCGTCAGATGGAGCAGGAGGAGTCGAGCGGTCGGTCGGAAACCATCATCGAGCGGAACCCGCTCGATCCTGGGGCACCGACCACGCAACGGCTCGCGCTCGATCCCGCGAAGCCGGCCGAGCCGAACGAGCTCGATGTCGCGGCCGACACTGAGCGCGCGCGCATCCGCGGGATCATGGACGGCTGTCAAGCTGCCCGCATTCCCGTCGACATGATGAAGCGGCTGATCGATGACAAGGTGCCGCTCGTGACGGCGCAGGCACAAATCCTCGATGAGCTGCGCAAGCGCGGCGGCGACGAGCGCGGCCCACAGGTCAGTCACGTCAGCGACGCGCATGTGCTGGTGAAGGACAACCTGATCCACGTCCGCGCCGGCATCGAAAACTCGCTCCTGCACCGCTTTCATCCGGAGCAATTCAAGCTCACGGATACCGGCCGCAACTACCGCGGCATGAACCTGCTCGACGTGGCGCGCGCCTATCTCCAGGCTCGTGGCGTGCGCGTCACCGACATGACGAAGAACCAGATCGCCGGCGAGGCGCTCGGGTTGACCAATCGTGCTGGCATGCACACGACGTCGGACTTTTCCGATCTGCTCGCCGATGTCGCCAACAAGACGCTGCGCGCCGCGTACGCCGAGCAGCCGCAGACGTGGGCGCCGCTCACCCAGCGACGGACTTTGCCGGACTACAAGACGGCGAAGCTCCTGCAGTTCGGCGACGCGCCCTCACTCCTCGAAATCAAGGAGCACGGCGAGTACACGTCCGGCACGATCAGTGAAGGAAAAGAAATCTATCAGCTGATCAAGTACGGACGGAAGTTCGCGATCACGCGCGAAGCCATCATCAACGATGACACCGACGCGTTCTCGCGGCTGCCGATGATGTTCGGCCGCAAGTCGCGCATCCTCGAATCCGATCTCGTCTGGGCGCAGATCACCAGCAATCCGACGATGGGCGACGGCAACGCGCTCTTCTCTGCGGCGCACGGGAACCTTGAGACCGACGGCGATCACATCGACATCGACTCGCTCGGTCGCGCACGTGCGAGCCTCCGGGTGCAGACCAGTCTCGACGGATCGTTTCTCAACCTGAGTGCGCGCTACATCCTCGTGCCGACCACGCTGGAAACGAAGGCCGATCAGTTCGTGACCGTCATTCAGCCGCAGATCGCCGGGAACGTGAATCCGTTCCAGGGCAAGCTGCAGGTCATCGCCGAGCCGCGCCTCGACGCCGCCAGCGCGACGGCCTGGTACACCGCGTCCTCGCCCGACCAGATCGACATGATCGTCGTGGCGTACCTCGAGGGCGAAGAAGGCCCGCAGGTTGAGAGCCGCGTCGGCTTCGACGTCGACGGCGTCGAGATCAAGTGCCGGCTCGACTTCGGCACCAAGGTGGTCGACTGGCGCGGATTCCACAAGGATCCGGGCGACCTCGATTCGTAAGGTATCTGCACAACGAGAGGGAGAGCAGCATGATCAATTACTTCCAGCCGGGCGGGGTGCAGGCCTTTGTCGCGCCCGGAGGCGGTGTGGTGAGCGGCGGGTTCTACGTGTTCGGATTACTTATCGTCTGCGCCACCGTCGACGCCGACGCGGGTGACACGTTCTCTGGAAAAATCTGCGGCGTGTACTCGGTCGCGAAGCCCGGATCGCAAGCCTGGGCGCACGGTGAAGCTGTCTACTTGACGGCCGGTTCGGCGACCACGTTCACGACGACCTCAGGCGGCAATACGCTGGCCGGCAAGGCGGCGGGCATCGTTGGATC